ACATGTCCAATACTAGGAAAAAGAGAGCGTGACAAAAGTTCTAATCATTACCGATACACACTGGGGAGTTAGAAATGACTCCCCAGTTTTCCTTGACTATTTCAATAGGAGCGTAGATGAATTTCTTATCCCGTATATCAAAGAGAATGGAATTAAGCATATCATTCATCTTGGCGATCTTGTTGACCGTCGGAAGTATATTAACGTCCTTACCCATTCCAGGTTGAGAACAGACTTTCTGGAACCTTTAAATGAACTCTGCGAGATGCATATCATTGCAGGCAATCATGATGAGTATTACAAAGACACATACACAGTGAATGCTCTTGAAGAGTTTGTTGGTAATCGTTACGAGAACATCAAGATATACTCGACACCCACAGAGATTGAGATTGATGGATGTACATTCTTTCTGTTGCCTTGGATCACAAAGACCAATGAAAAGGCGTGTTATGAAGCTGTAGAGAATACCAAGGCTCTCATCTGTTGTGGTCATCTTGAACTTGATGGCTTTGAGATGCAGAAAGGACTGTTATCAGATCATGGTTGGAATCATAGAATTTTTCAAAAGTTTGATACTGTCTTTACTGGCCATTATCATCACCGTAGCAGCAGGGATAATATTCATTACATTGGCGCTTTTTGTGAGCATATATGGAGTGATTATAATGATCCTCGGGGCTTTGTTGTCTTTGATACTGAATCCCGCGATACTGAGTTTCATCGTAATCCTTATCGCATATTTCATATGGTGGCTTATGATGATGTGAAGCATCCTGATATCCTTGAGAAGATTAGCGCAACTGACTATAGCAAGTTCAAGGACACATATGTAAAGATTGTATGTGTGAACAAGTCCAACCCATATGCATTTGATATGTTGCTGGACAAACTGTACAAGGAACAAGTAGCTGACATTTCCATTGTGGAAGATATCAATTCGTTCACTGACAATAATGTAGATGAACTGGTAGATGAAGCACAAGACACATTGACGATCCTAGATAATTTTATAAGTGGGTTGACTTTGCCTGTAGAAAATGATAAGATGAAACATTACATGCGTGAGGTATATGCCGAAGCATTGTCGTTGGAGACTATAGAATGAAGTATAACATTGGTAACAAATTCTGGCGTGTGAATAAGATATTCAACCGTCTCACAGGCGTACAGAAGAAGCTGAAGATGGTTGATGCTGATGGTATTGAATGGTATCGCTATGATAAGGATAGTGTCGATTTTGACTTGATGGAAGTCGAAATTGTAGGTACATTCAATGCTGTTGTCGAAGGGCACAACATTTGGAATGAAGAAGAGTATTGTGACCGCTACTGTATGAAGATCGGTGATCACTACGATGAAGTGTGGGAAGATGAACTTGATGGTGAACATCGCGGACACTATACTTCTTATTTCCATACCAAAGAAGAAGCTGAAGAATACATCAAAGAACAGCGTGAGTATCACAACGCACTATGATTACATTTGAGTTGATTAGATGGAAAAATTTTCTGTCTACTGGTAACATGTGGACAGAGATTTCTCTTAATACCCATAAGACAAACTTGATAGTAGGCGCGAACGGACATGGTAAATCAACCATTCTCGACGCGCTTACTTTTGTTTTGTTTGGTAAACCATTTCGTAAGATCAACAAACCTTTATTGATCAACAGCGTAAATAGTAAAGAATGTCTTGTTGAGATAGTATTCAAAGCTTATGGTAAAGATTATAAGATCATTCGTGGTATCAAACCAAATATCTTTGAGATTTGGGTTGATGGTTCTTTGCTTAATCAGGACTCAGCTTCGCGCGACTATCAGGAATATCTAGAGAAATTCATTCTCAAGATGAACATGAAGTCCTTCTGTCAGATTGTCATTCTTGGTTCTGCATCGTTTACTCCATTCATGCAACTAACTCCTGCTGACCGCAGAACGATCATTGAAGACTTGCTAGACATTCAAATCTTTTCAGTGATGAATTTACTTGTGAAACAGCGGTTTCAAGAAAACAAAGAAAGCGTTGAAAAGAACCGTATGCTTCTTAAGTCTGCACAAGATAAGAAAGATTATGTTGAGAAGACATTGAAAAATCTTCGTCAGAACAATGATGATAGATTGTCTGAACTAGAAAAGCAACTTGCAGATTTCACACAACAAAAAGAAGACTTGCTTACCAAGGTAAAAATTCTTTTGAATGAAAAAGAAACACTGATTTCTGATGTTGTTAATCTTACAGATGTGCGTAATGAATATGCAAACTGTATTATGTCTCTTACAAATCAGGAATCAAAAGTTCAAAGATATGGTAAAGAGATTGAGTTTCTTACAGAACATGATGAATGTCCAACATGCAAACAGCATATTGATGTGTATTTCAGACAAAGAAGAAAGAATGAATTACACAACGATGTTTCGGAAACGCAAAAGTACATTGATCTTATGAGAAGAAATATTGATGATCTTCTCATAAAGATTAATAGTCTTGAAGATAAATCTAAAAGAACTCATTCTATCGCCGCTGAAATCAAATCTAGCAAGCAGACTATGCTTCATATTGTGTCTATGATGAATGATATTGAAGATAACATGAACAAGATCAAAAATTCCGATAAGCTTGTGATTGACAGTGAATCCGATCTAAAGAGTGCAATTGAAGAGATTCGTAGAATGGAAGGATCAGTTCAGCATCGCTTGAATGAAAGAACTATGATTGAGACTGCAATTGCATTGTTGAAAGATGGTGGTGTAAAGACAAAGATCATCAAGCAGTATGTTCCTATCATCAACAAGCATGTAAACAAGTATCTAGACAAGATGGGGTTTTTTGTCAATTTCAACATTGATGAGAACTTCAACGAAGTAATCAAATCTAGATATCGTGATGAGTTTGCATACTCAAGTTTTTCTGAAGGTGAAAAGACACGCATTGATCTAGCACTCATGTTTACATGGAGAGCAATTGCCAAGATGAAGAACAGCATCAATACAAATCTACTAATACTAGATGAAATTCTAGATGGAAGTCTTGATGCAAACGGTACCGATGAATTCCTTAATATCATTAAGACTTTGACAGATGATACTAACATCTATATAATTTCACACAAACAGGATCAACTTCTAGACAAGTTCGATAAGGTTTATCGTTTTGAAAAACATAAGAATTTTAGCAGGTTAGCATGACAGATGAAATTTTGACAGAAGAAACTAAGACTGTAGACCCATTGCTTGAAGCGCAATGGGATGAATGGCTTGCACATAATGATCTTAGCAAGATGGAATGCTTAAGTGATGATGAACTGAAAGCGAAACTGATTTCAGAGCTTTCTGAAGTATCTCAGATGACAGTTGGCGAATACACCCTTTATCAGAAGTGGTGTGAGTTTCAAAGAGAATATCCTTCTCATGATGTCTCAACTCTTTTTGGTATTGAAAGACAACTCATCAATATTGATGATGAACAGTACATCAAGACTATTAAGAACAATATCTGGAGACCTGAAACAGTCGAAGACTATATGAAACTTGAGCCTGTTTTGGTCTATACTGGTAAGAACGCTGAACTATCTCGCGCATGGAATACTATCAGAACATTTACTTCGACCATGAAGAACTCTTCAAACATTGGTCGCAATCTAAACTATCTTGTTCAAGATAATGTAACAGGTAAATATCTTGGTGTTATCTGTGTGTCATCAGACTATCTTGATCTGACTCCTAGAGACCAGTTTATTGGTTGGTCGAGAGAGAAAAAGACACAAGGTCATATGATTAACTTCACAGCAGTTGGTTCTACATTGGTGCCATTGCAGCCGCTTGGCTACAATGCTGTTGGTGGTAAGCTTATGGCTCTTCTTTCTATCTCGGATGAGGTACAGAATAGATGGAAAGAACTATATGGTGATACACTGATTGGTGTTTCTACTACATCTCTATATGGTAAAGACAAGCTCGGTGGTCTAAGTCAGTATGACAATCTGAAGCATTGGAAGAAAATGGGTTATTCTGCCGGTTCTATTTCTTATGAAGTCACAAAAGATGTTGAGAAGCTTCTAATCGACTGGCTAAAGAAGAATTATACACGTAAGTATTTTGAATGGTACATCGCAAAGAATCCATCAGGTCAGCCTTACAAGAGAGACCATAGAAATAGATCAAGAGTGTTTGCATATTCAAAGCTTTCCGTTCCAAAAGATGTTGTTTCTACAGCGCATCAGAGGGGTATCTATTTCTCATTACTCTATGAAAATGGTTGTGATTTTCTGAGAGGTGATATCAAAGAGAGCGAACTAAAGAAATCTTTTGATACATCATATGAATATCTGACCAAACTCTGGAAAGAAAAGTATGCAGCAAAACGTCTTCGGTCATTGGTCGAACAAAATCGCATGAGCAATGAAACTCTGTTCTATGATGATCTGAGCTACATTTCTTGGGAAGAGACGAAGGAAAGATATCTGAATCAAGTCGGTCGTTGAAAAACTACAACTTCCAGTGAAATTTTCTGTTAAACAACTGTAATACAACGCAAAATTTTTTTTAGGAGATGGCTTGCATTACAGGCCATCTCCTGTATATTCATTCACATGACAAACATTCTTGCACATACAGTATCTCACGAATCTCAAAGCCAGCTTGCAAAGCTTCTGGCTATGGAAAACATCACTGTTCAACATCAAGCATCTGCAAAGACTGCTATGTTTGATGTTAAGAACCGCGTTCTTATTCTGCCCGTCTGGCGCGAAATGTCCAAGGCACTTTATGACATGCTTGTCATTCATGAAGTTGGTCATGCTCTAGACACTCCCATGTTTCTTGATGACATTGAAACTATCTCTAAGAAGCTCAATGCTCGTTTCGCTGTTGTCAAAGATTTCTTCAACGTAATTGAAGATGCTCGAATTGACAAGCGTCAGAAGCGCAGGTATCCCGGTGCGCGCCGTGACTACATCAAGGGTTATGCAGAACTGATCGAAAAAGACTTTTTCGGTACTGTTTCTCGTGATGTCAATTCAATGGCTTTCATTGATCGTATCAATATCTACTTCAAGGGCGGCGCTCTCTCTGGTATTCGTTTTTCGAATGAAGAGAAGGCTTTCATCTCTCGCATTGAAAATGCTGAGACTGTTGAAGAAGTCTACACTCTTGTTGAAGATGTCTATAACTTCAGCAAAATGTCTAAGTCTGAAAATCAGGAAGAACCTGAAGAAGCTGAGACTGACATTGAAATTGAAATTGACTTTGATGAAGATTTCGAAGGTGATGTCAGCAGCGGCTCTGACACCGATGAAGATGAAGATGAAGATGAAGATGAAGAAACTTCTTCTTCGAATGTTGCTTCTGATGAAGAAACCGATGATGATGAAGTTGACACTGATGGTGAAGATGACATTGATGCTGGTTCTTCAAAAGAGAGCTATGCTGATGAAGTCGAATCTCCTCAAACTGAAAAGGCTTGGCAGAAGAAGCAAGAAGAACTTCTTGCAAATTCTGACATCAACTATGTCTACGTGACTATTCCTCGTCCGTCTAACATCAATGACATTGTTGATGACTACAAGATTGTTCACAAGCAGATGAGTTCGTCTCTCGCTACGTATCAGAATCAGTCTTGGTTGACCGCTGTACGCGATGAATTGAACAAGTTCCGCACTTCTGAAAACGCGACCATTTCTTACATGGTTAAAGAATTTGAAATGCGGAAGTCTGCTGATGAATATCGTCGGACTGCGGTCGGTAAGACTGGCTCTATCGATATGAACAAGCTTCATTCTTACAAGTATAACGACGATATCTTCCGCCGCATCACCACTGTGTCTGAAGGTAAAAATCACGGCTTCGTGATGTTTGTTGACTGGTCTAGCTCTATGACTGATCATCTTAAGAATACACTGAAGCAGATGTTTTCACTGGTTTGGTTCTGTAAGCGAGTGCAGATTCCTTTTGAAGTCTACTCGTTCCGCACACCTAATCAGACTGATAACTTCAATCATAACTTCTGTGTTTACAAGAAGACTGATCTTTTCTTGCGTCCGTTCAAGCTTCGCAATATTCTTTCTTCTCGGATGAATACTGCCGATCTGAACACTGCATTCTTCAATCTCTGGGCTTTTGCTTGTGGCGCTCATATTCGTTCTGACTCAATGGGTTCTACTCCTCTGAATGATGCGATTATGGTTGCTGATCTTGTGGTCAATGCTTTCAAGAACCGCACCAAAGTTCAGGTTGTTAACACAGTCTTTCTTACTGACGGTGAGTCTGATGGTTGTTCTTTGAACACTCAGCCTGCTTACAGCAGTAAGACTAGCAAGTTTATTCTTCAGGATGAAATTACCAAGAAAGATTTCAATCTTGGTTCATCTTATGGCGGCGGCTTCTATTCAACGAAGGAGACTACTGCTACACTGCTTCGTGTACTGAAAGAACGTACCAACTGCAATCTGATTGGCTTCTATGTCTTTGGTGAAGGTTTCCGTACAATGATGAATAACTTTTACGGATATAGCTACGATGAAAAGTTTGCCAAAGAAACAAAGAAGAACTTTGAAGAGCTTGGCTTCGTTGCAGTCACGAATTCTGGCTACGATGAGTACTACATTCTTCGTGCTGGTAGCTTGAACATCAAGACCAACAATCTGGTCATTGACAAGGGTATGAGCAAGGCAAAGATTGCCAAGGCTTTTCTGTCCTTTGCAGAAAAGAAGTCGGTAAATCGTGTTCTTCTTCAGCGGTTCATCAAGAAAATCGCTGCTTGACATTGACCTCCACTTCCTGTATTATCTCTTTGTAACTGAGAAAGGAAACTCTTCTAATGGCTCGTACTTCTGATCGTAGTGCTTTTCTGAATGCTGTTAAAGCAACGTTTGGTGAACTTAACACGATCACTCGCGCACAGATTGTAGAAGTCTGTGAGAAGAATGACATCAAGTGGCCCGGTTGGCTTGTTTGTGACAAGTCTCTTCGTGTTGATCGTGGTGTGTATTCTCTATCTGGTACTGTTACCGCTTCTCCTGCTGATACTGTTGTGAACTCTTCTTCTGTTGTTCCGATTGTGTCAAATATTGATGAGATGACTATCGCCAATCTTCATTCGACTGTTGCAAACATTAATCTTGTTCCTTCGAAGGCAACTGGTTATGTTCCATTCGGTCACTTCAATGATATTCGGTCGATCATTCGCTCTAAGCGGTTCTATCCGACTTATGTGACCGGTCTTTCTGGTAACGGTAAGACGATGATGATTGAACAGATTTGTGCTAATGAAGGTCGTGAGTTGGTCCGCGCCAACATTACAAAAGAGACTGATGAAGACGATTTGATCGGTGGTTTCCGTTTGATCGACGGTAAGACTGTCTGGCAGAATGGTCCTGTTCTCGTTGCGATGGAACGTGGCTCCGTTCTTCTTCTTGATGAAGTCGATCTTGGTGACGCAAAGCTCATGTGTCTTCAGCCGATTCTTGAAGGCAAGTCTGTCTACGTTAAGAAGATCAACAAGGTTGTGTCTCCTGCTGCTGGCTTCACGATTGTTGCTACAGCGAACACGAAGGGTAAAGGTTCTGATGACGGTCGCTTCATCGGTACCAACGTAATGAACGAAGCTTTCCTTGAGCGGTTCTCTATCACGTTTGAACAGGAATATCCTGCTCTCAAGGTCGAACAGAAGATCATCAACAATGTCTTCTCCGAGAATGGTGTTGAAGCCAAGGACTTTGCTGACAAGTTGGTGCAGTGGGCTGATGTAATCCGCAAGAGCTTCTACGAAGGTGCGGTGTCCGATATCATCTCTACTCGCCGCCTTGTTCACATCGCTCAGGCTTACACCATCTTTGGTCAGGATCGTGAGAAGGCAATCAAGCTTTGTCTGAACCGCTTCGACATTGATACCAAGAACTCGTTTCTTGATCTTTACATGAAGCTTGATGACACTCTTGCTTCTAAGACTGAAACGGTTGAACAGGAAGATGTCAAGACTGCTGATACTGAAATCGCTTTCTAAGTATTAAAAGAAAACTGAAGGGGTGTAACGCTGCCGCATCCCTTCAGTTCACATCATGGCGGCATAATTTGTTATGGAGAAAATTGAATGTCTCAGATTTCTAAGGTTGCTAAGTATCTTCTTACCAATGCTAATCGCACTGGTCTCACCGCTTCCATGATTGCTCGTGGTACTGGTGTTCCTCGCACTAATGTCATGAAGCGTATTCATGATCTTCGTGTGAATGAAGGTTTTGATATTGTTGCTGATCGTCGCATGGTCAATGGTAAGAGCAAGGTTTATTATCGCTTCGCTGCCTAATACCACGTAAAGTCTATCAAAGGGACGCTATATACTAGCGTCCCTTTTTTACTATGGAGTTTCACTATGGAATTAACTATTAAACTTGAAGACTTGAGAAAGACAAAGCTATTCGTTGCTACACCAATGTATGGTGGTCAGAATAATGGTCTGTATATGAAGGCTTGTCTTGACCTACAGGGCATCTGTATGCAGAACGGCATTGAAATCCGATTCTCTTTCCTCTTCAACGAATCCCTAATCACCCGCGCTCGGAACTACCTCGTGGACGAGTTCCTACGCTCAGGATACACACATCTGCTCTTCATTGACTCGGACATTCATTTCGATCCACAAGACATCCTGGCGCTCATTGCCTTGAATAAGGACATCATTGGTGCACCGTACCCAAAGAAGTCTATCAACTGGAAGAACATCGCAGCAGCCATGGTAAAAGACCCCTCGGTCGCTCCTGGTGTTCTGGATACACTGGTAGGTGACTACGTATTCAATCCTGTGCCTGGTACCAAGCAGTTCAAGGTAACAGAGCCTCTGGAAGTCATGGAGATTGGTACTGGTTTCATGATGGTCAAGAGAGAAGTCTTTGACAAGTTCAGAGAAGCCTATCCAAAGCAGAACTACAAGCCAGATCATGTCGGTCAGGCAAACTTTGACGGTTCTAGATACATTCATGCATACTTTGATACAGTCATTGACAACGGCTATACCTACGATGATCTATATGCGCTCATCGTTAGAGCATCTTCCGGTGAAGGTGTAACAGAAGATGCCAAGAAGATGATTGAGATTGAAAAGACGGCTTCCCATCGCTATCTCTCAGAAGATTACATGTTTTGTCAGTATGCAAGACGAATTGGACTTCAGGTCTGGTTGTGTCCTTGGATGAAGACTCAGCACATCGGAACGTTTGCCTTCACTGGTAACATGCAGTCAATCGCTCAACATACAGGAAATCTCTAATGATTATTGGTATTGTTGGATTTATCGGCTCTGGCAAGGGTACTGTTGCAGATATTCTTGTTCAGAAGCATAACTTCACAAAACTGTCTTTTGCTGATACAGTAAAGGATGCTACGGCGACCATCTTCGGATGGCCGCGAGCCATGCTTGAAGGTGATACTGAAGAAAGCAGAAACTTTCGTGAGACTAAAGATGAATGGTGGTCTGAGAAGACTGGCAAGCATATCACTCCACGAAATATGCTACAGATGATGGGTACAGAAGTCGGTCGTGATATGATTGATCCAAACATTTGGGTTTATTCGCTTGAACGAAAGATGAAATTGTATGCAAATGTAGTCATCGCAGATGTTCGTTTTCCAAACGAAATCAAGTTTATTCAAGACAAAGGTGGATTTGTCATTCGTGTAAAGCGTGGTGACGATCCTGAGTGGTATGATACTGCCCTTAGAGCTAACAAGGAAGGCAATACTGATCTGATGATCGATTATCCAATTCACTATTCTGAGTGGGCATGGATTGGACAGAACTTTGACTATCAACTGGACAACATCGGTCCACTTTCCATGCTGGACGGTGATGTTCAACATATGATTCGCGTCTTTACAGGCCCACAAAAGCCTGCTACAATAGCTGCCTAAATCTAAAACTATATTATGAGGTAAAAAATGAAACTTAGTGATAACACTCTCAGTGTTTTGAAGAATTTTTCTTCAATTAATTCTGGACTTGTGATGCAAAAGGGAAAGATTCAGAAGACTATTTCTCCCGAAAAGTCCATCCTTGTCGAAGCAGAACTTGATGATGATCTGCCTGAACAGTTTGGTATCTATGATCTAAACCAGTTCCTTGGTAATATCAGTACACTCGACAATCCAGAACTGGAATTCACAAGCAATGCTGTTGTCATGAACGATGGTGTTGTCAAGCTGAACTACCACTTTTGTTCTACTAATCTGATACTCTCACCACCTGATAAGGAACTTCTCCTTAAGCAAACGGATGTCAGTTTTACATTGACTAATGTTGTCTTGATGAAGCTTCTTCGTCTTGCTGCAATGAACAACTTCACTCATCTATCTATTGTAGGTAAGAATGGTGAAATTCGTTTACAGACACATGAGAAGGGTAATGATGTTTCAAATCATGCGTCATTCAAGTTGAATGATTATTCAGGTGAAGATTTTGTTGCATCATTCAAGGTTGATAACATCAAGTTGATTCCTGAAGACTATGATGTTGAAATTCAGCTTGGTGCATTTGCAAAGTTCACAGCATCAAGTGGAACGTTCAAGGACAAGATCAAGTATTGGATTGCATTGGAGGCAAAGTGATGAGTAAGATTGGACATAATCAGCCTAACTACGTTAGCATTGAAGCACTCACAAACGAACAAAAGGATCGACTTCGTAATTGTGTTCGTGAGTTGAATGATAGTATGACACGCGCTCTTGCAGAACGGGATTTTCAAAAGTCTGCTCTTGATGATGTATCTGAGAAGACCGGTGTTGATAAGAAGATTATTCGGCGCATGGCAAAGGTATACTTCAAGGCAAACTACTCTCAGGAACAGGAAGACAATCGTCGTTTCGAAGAGTTCTACGATGGAGTCATGAAGTAATGCCTGTTGACTTGTATGGCGAAAGCTATATGAGTTACCGAGATGTGGCCAGGAAACTGGTCACACTCGGCGTCAGCAAGCCATTTTACCAAATGCACATTGATGCTGATAACAACATCTCATATAGTATTGTCGGTAACAATCAAAAAGTATCTTTGAACCATCCTGGAATATACGTAATCTATAGAAAACTCGACAACAGACTAGAAGCATTATATTCTGGACATTCAAATAATAGCATTTCTCATCGTATCTATCGTTTCATTAAAGAGCTTCAGGATAGATCACGAGACGATGAAGATCATTATGCAGCTAAGAAAGCCAGACATCATGGCGTAACATCAAATGATACTTTTATGATCAAGGTTTTGCATAGAAATGAAATTCCAACGTTTGATAATTTCAGATATGATATGAACAGAGTTGATGAGTGTATTGCAACATTACTCAAAACTCGCTTCAATGAAAGATTAATATATGACTGAGAAAGATAAAAAAAGTCAGACACTAGAACGAATGGCTGAACTCATGGTGCCAATTGACAATGCAATCATGATGAGCGATAATGTTCTTGATGTCCTAATGCTTGCATCAAACATGCTAGTGACCGCCAAAGAAATCTACATTCAAAACATTGGTGGTGCTGGTACCAAAGAACTCTTTCAGAACATAACGGATAAAATTGATGAACGAATCCTTCCTCTGGACCGAAAAGTACCGCCCTCAAAAAATTAATGATTGTATTCTTCCTGAAAGATTAAAGAATGTCTTTCAAGAATTCGTAAACAAGAAAGAGATACCAAATCTCATGTTGACTGGCTCTGCTGGTGTTGGTAAGACAACGGTTGCTAGAGCAATGTGTGATGAGATTGGTATCAATCATCTCTATATCAATGCTTCAGAAAATCGCGGTATTGATATGATGAGAACTACGATACGTAATTATGCCTCTACGATATCTTTGACAGCAGGTAAAAAAGTCATCATTCTTGATGAAGCTGACTATATGACTGGTGACGCACAGGCAGCCATGCGTGGTGCGATTGAAGAGTTTGCAAGCAATTGTACTTTTATTTTTACATGTAACTTCAAAGCCAAACTGATTGATGCTATTCATTCTCGCTGCTCTGTCATTGAATTCTCTCTTAAGAATGAAGAGAAGAAGGAAATGGCATCTCAGCTATTCAAGAGACTGCAATTCATCCTTACTGGAGAAGGTGTGACATATGACAAAACGGTACTCGCAAAGATCATTGAAAAATACTTCCCGGACTATAGACGCACTCTCAACGAGCTTCAACGCTTTAGTAGTTCTGGGTCTCTTGATGCTGGTATTGTTGCCCAACTTTCTGATGTAAGAAAGATTGGTGAACTCGTTAAGCATCTAAAAGAAAAGAATTTCGGTGAGATGCGTAAGTGGGTTGTCATGAATTCTGACATTGATCCGTCAAGAGTGTTTCGTAAAATCTACGATAGCTTGTCAGAAAGCATTAAGCCTGAGTTCATACCCCAAGCTGTTATCATCATCGCCAAGTATCAGTATCAGGCAGCTTTCGTTGCAGATCAAGAAATCAATCTTGTGGCATGTCTGACTGAGATGATGGTGGAGTGTGAATATGTTTGATAATGATAGCTCACAGGCAAAGCTTGGTCGCGCCGGCGAAACAATAGTACTCAACTACTTCAGTCGAAAGGGTGTTGTAGTTGAGGCATCTATTGACCAATATGACAGTCAAAAAGACATGCTTGTAAAGAACAAAAAGATTGAGGTCAAAACACAGGTACCTTTTGTCAGTAAAGATTCATTTTCGTTCAAGCAAAATCAGCTTAAGAAGTGTCTCAATGCTGACTGGGTATTCTTCGTTTCCATACCAACAAAAAAGAGAGAGCATTTCAGTGCTGGTAAAGTCTACGCTATTGAGTCAAAAAAGATGCAGTACAGCGGATATCAGACAAAAGATGGTAGAGATATGGTACTCATACCTATCAAGCAAGAGAACATGAAAGAACTCTTTTCTATGACTGAAGAAGAGTGTAAGATACTACAAAGATACTCAGTTTCGGAATGGAATTAATGGCTGATCTATTCAAAGAAGTCGTACCAGCAATTCTACAGACAAAGAAGAACGTCATAACGGCTGACAATGAAAAGGAATACAATCCATTCATTGTCAACCGTGCTTTGTCATATCATTATGACTGTATACTTTTTGCTAATGAAATGAACAAGATACCTGATACGGACAAGCTTCTTCAATTTCACTATCTTCTAAATAGTATAAGGTCATATAAAAGACCTTTTCAGAAATGGCATAAAAAAGATAGTGCTGATGACATAGATGTTATCAAAGAGTATTACCAGTACTCCGATGAAAAGGCAAAGGAAGCAGCTAAGGTTCTTTCAAATGACCAGATAAATGAAATAAGAAAAAGAATATATAAAGGTGGTTTGAATGATAAATCTAAGCGAACTCGTGGAGGTGACGCTAAATGAACCAGATGACTTCTTAAAGATTAAAGAAACGCTTTCGCGCATCGGTGTAGCCTCAAAAAAAGAAAAGACACTATACCAATCATGTCACATTCTACACAAACAGGGTAAATATTACATAGTACATTTCAAACAGCTATTCATATTGGATGGTAAACAATCAGACTTTTCGGACGAGGATCGCGGTCGGTTGAATACGATTTCTAATCTACTCCATGAATGGAATCTAGCAAATCTTGTAGATGAAGAAAAGTCCAAAAATCCTGTTGCTACATTATCTCAAATCAAGATTATATCACATAAAGAAAAGTCTGAGTGGAATCTTGTTGCTAAATACAATATAGGCAAGAAGCGCAAGGAAGAATAGCATGGCACAGTTCCGTAAAGATACACACAAGTATCTACCACAAGAGACAACAATCTTTGAAGTCATGATGCTAGCCGATCAATACGGTAATCTTGTTGGGCCTGCAAATCCTTCTGGTATGTCTGTAGACGCATTTGGTCGCGCAAGAATGTCTACACCATTAACACTTTTTGATTCCTCTCATAGATATAGAGACAACGGACTTTGGGTACAGTCTAATAGTTCTGGTACTACAATCACATTCTCTCCTAGCGAAGGTTTAATTAATCTATCTGTTGGAACAACCAGCAGCCAAGAAATTATTCGTGAAACAACTAAAGTTTTCTCATATCAGCCAGGCAAATCATTACAGATAATGAGTACATTTGTAATGGCAAATTCTCAGTTAAATCTGACACAGCGTGTAGGATATTTTGGCGCAAACAACGGTATCTATCTAGAACAGGCTAACAACAACATCTATTTTGTAGAAAGAACATCATCTTCTGGTGCAATGACAGAAACTAGAGTTGCACAAGCAGACTGGAATATTGACACTCTTCTCGGTGCAGCAGAAGGTAGCCCTTCACAAAAGACACTAGATTTGACCAAAGCCCAAATTTTCTTTACTGATATCGAATGGCTAGGTCTTGGTTCAGTTCGTTGTGGATTTGTAATTGACGGTCAATTGATTCACTGTCACTCTTTCCATCATGCCAATCGCATCACCACAACATACATGACTACAGCATCTCTACCTTTGAGATACGAGATCAAGAACATTGGACCTACAGGCAACAATAGTACACTCAAGCAAGTCTGTTCTACTGTGATTTCAGAAGGCGGTTATGAACTTAGAGGAACTCAACAAGCGATTGGTCATCAAATAAATCTTCCTAGAGATTTGCCTACCGGCAATACAGAATATCCTGTTCTATCACTTAGACTGAAATCGGACAGAAATGATGCAATTGTTATTCCGACAGCGATATCTCTTTTGGGTATTGGCAATAACGGCAGATTTTTGTGGAAACTTGTTTCGAATCCAACACTTGGTAACACATCATGGCAGTCAGCTGGCATAGATTCAGCGGTTGAATATGATTTGAGTGCAAACACAATATCTGCCGGCAGAGTTGCAGCACAGGGATATTTCGCATCGGATGCACAGTCTGTTATGCCTATTCAAATTCTCAAAGAAGCACTATTCAAGTTCCAATTAGAGAGAAATAGTTTGACAGGAAATTCTTATCCTCTTACGTTATCTGTAACGAGTTTGAATGCTGGAGATGATGTTCTGGCTACAATGGACTGGGAAGAAATCTCAAGATAATTATGACAACGGAGTATATCATGAATAGATTGAATATTTACAAGACACATGCTAATATCATATTACCTAAGTTTTCTACAAAACAATCTGCTTGTTTTGATCTTTCATTTCAAAGTGCAGGTAAATATGAATTCAAGGGATACAATCAATATAATGCACCATACACACGGCAGATAAGCGATGGTAAAGCTCGTATCATGCCAGGTGATCGTGCTATGTTACCAACTGGATTGATCTTTGATATTCCAAAAGGATACTCTGTTCGTATTCACCCAAGATCAGGTCTGTCTTTTAAGCAAGGTCTTGTGCTTGCAAATATGGAAGCTGTGATCGATTCTGATTATATTGAAGAAACGTTTATCTTATTGGCAAATACATCTGAAGTTGATTACTTTATTAGTGATGGTGATCGTATCGCTCAAGCAGAATTGATTAAGCAAGAAGAGTATGTTCTGTGGGAAATCTTTGATGCGCCAACACAGAAGACGGATAGAGTTGGTGGATTAGGATCGACAGGCATCTCTCTTGCTGGCGATTTAGAGATAGTTCAACCTCTTAAGCGCGGCAGAGGAAGACCAAGAAAGGTAGCATAATGCCAGGATTAGCACGTAAGGATGGTATAGATACAGTAGCAGCACCTGATGGCACACCAAAAACACCTTGTGATTCTGGTTTTAAGTGTGATGGACCGTCAATTCAATATACGGATGAAGGATCATCTACTGTATTTGTAGGTAATCCTCCTTATGGTGTAGTAAGATTCGGTGATAAGATGACACCACACACTACGATTCCATGTGGTTGTCCTACTCATGTTCCTCCAATGGTTTCTTGTTCCGCATATGTCATTGTTGAAGGTAAAAGATTAGCCAGAGTTGATGATCTTTATATTGCAGATGGAGTATCACATCCTATATCGTCAGGTTCAGATACAGTCTCAGATGGTAGTCCAAGGGTATAAAATATATAAAAATATACTACTCATTTAAGGAAATCGTTATGAAAAATTTTGCGAAAATAACGCTA